GGACACGGTGCTTTGGTACAACACCCTTGAGGGAGAACCCCCCAAGCTCCTACTACCAGATGGGAATCATCTTGAGTGCAAAGTACAGGTATCATTTCCATAGTGGAGTGATACCATGGGAAAGGCATACCAATGCGAATTGGTCTACCGATCCCTCGCCCGGAGTTATAACTTACGGGTCGACTGTACCGATACGGTCACTAGAAACGACCGTGTCGCGCGGGCACGCCTGGCCTTCAGCCAAGCGCGCCACAACCGATGATCTGGGTGGAAATTTCTCCACACGTAAAGTGACTGGTTACGTTAACTATACTCCTGAGGTCTTTACGACTCTCAGAAAGTTTGGTCAACGGTATATTGGGCCTGCTTGGCCCGCCAGTCCCTTCACAGCGATGGAAGCGGTGCAAACTGAGGCAGCGGTGAATCGAGGCGAAAGCCTTGACTCTCTCGGTACCACAGCTATTGCTCGCTGCATCCCCACTAATCCGGTTGCCGACGCAGGAACTTTCCTCGGAGAACTACGTGAGGGCTTGCCCAAAATCGTAGGTCGAAGCCTCTTCAAGTCAGCATTCAAAGACTACCGAAAGGTAGGCGGAGAGTATCTGAACATTGAGTTTGGCTGGAAACCTTTGGTCTCCGATCTAATGAAGTTCACGAATGCCGCGACGAATTCTGAAAAGATCGTTCGGCAGCTACATCGTGACTCCGGAAAGAACATACGTCGGAAATACGCGTTCAAAGATGATGTTTCGTATACAAAGACGGAGCAGGCGAATGTTTATGCCTGGGTGCCCCCAGGGGCACTTTCTACGTATTTGTACACGGGACCTGGGAAGCTGGTTGTTGACACGGAAACCCGTGTCAGCACCTGGTTCTCTGGCTGCTTCACTTACCATCTGAATCTTGGAGTAACACTCCAGGACAAGATGGACATGCATGCAGCAGAGGCTAGAAAACTATACGGAACCGAGCTAACGCCCGAGACCGTGTGGAATCTAGCTCCTTGGAGTTGGCTCGTAGACTGGAATTCGAATATCGGGGACGTCATTCATAACGTCAACCGGTTCGGCCAGGACGGGCTAGTAATGCGGTACGGGTATATCATGCAGCGGAAAACCGTTGTACGTACCTACACCCTCTTGGGTGGTGGCCTAAATACGGGCGCACCGACAAGAGACCTCAAAATGACCGTGACTGCAGAGTCAAAGGTCAGGCAGAGGGCAACTCCATTTGGTTTTGGCTTCGACATGGGGTCCATAAATGGACGTCAAGCAGCCATACTCGGGGCCCTTGGAATCTCCAGGGGCCCTAGGCACCTATAAAGGTGCTGGCGGCGCATTTCTCTCACGAGGAGTGATGTGTTGCGTCATTAGGGGCCTTACAAGGCCCTGACTACACCAACGAAAAGAGTAATGCCATGTCTTTCGCAGATCCCCAGTCAGTAACTATTAACGCGGTTGCGATTTCGATGCCTCGTACGAGTTCTGGTGTCAATTCTGGCACTTTTACCTCGGCCGATGGCCTCACGCAGCAGGTCGTCTCGCATGCCTATGGCAAGCGAACCCGACGTACCATTCGCCTTAATAGTTCGAAGATCAGCACCGATCCGATGCTCCCGGCCCAGAACGTCAAGCTTTCCGCCAGTGTTTATTTGGTGGTTGACGCTCCGGTCGCGGGGTATTCGAACACGGAACTGAAGCAGATCATTGACGGCTTTACCGCCGCCCTGACTGCGTCTTCGGGTGCCAAGGTCTCTCAGCTCTTGGGCGGAGAGAACTAACACCAACGACTGTCCCTGTGACGCATGGCTATGGACAGATCGAACTCTATAAGGAGCCGACTTGAAAAGCCTTACGTTACTCTGGAAGGAAGTGGCAGCTGAGCTGGCCACTTGGTGTTGCACCAGCACCACTCGCGACTTTGAAACTGTCGCGAGTCGAGTCGAACATGAGGGTGAGTCATTTCTGACTATCACCTTACCTGCCTTCTGCACAGACTTCCAAAAAGGTCTGGTAGAGGGTGGCGTAGATCACGACCTGTTTCCGGGTTTTGCCCGGTCAGGCGGTCTCCCCCGATTCCTCGGAGGTTTCCTTGATCTTGTGTTCGACCGTGGAACTGGTCTACTTTTGGACTGTCCCTCTGTGGACGCCATCTACGCTATCCGTCAGCTTACGCTGATGTTTGGCAAGATTTCTCTCCCATGCAGTGATGCACGAGAAAGGGCAGCTATTGAGGGATACATCCAATGTGAGCAGTCAGTCAAGGACGCAGATGGTGCGAGGAGTCCTCAGGAAACTGAGGACTTTTCTCGCATCTCTCGTCTGCTTTGGGCTGATCTCTTTGCGACAGTTGATAACGCTGTTGCGAACTACGAGATTTTACCAAAGCATGGTCCCGGTGCCACCGCTGATCGACTTAAGGGTAACCAAAAGTTCAATCAGACCGAATGGACCGAAAGGCTCGAGGGAGTGTTTCCAGCTGGGAAGTTTCTACTTCCGAATTGGTCTCACCTCTCTAACCTTGACCATCTTAACTGGCTCGAACCCGGAAAGGAAAGGCCCGTTAGGGTCATAACCGTTCCTAAAACGCTCAAAACACCTCGAATTATCGCCATCGAACCTACTGCGATGCAATATGCGCAGCAAGGCTTGCTGGAGGCTTTCGAGAAAGCGATCGACGCGAGTGACACCGCGTCCCACTTTATCAGATGGAAGAGTAATGTTCCTAACCAGGAGCTTGCTCGACTTGGGTCCCTTTACGGGGACTTAGCCACGCTAGATCTTAGTGAGGCATCTGACCGTGTTTCGAATCAGCTTGTTCGACTCATGCTTGCCAATCATCCTCACCTAGGTGAGGCTGTGGACGCCTGCAGGAGCCGTAAGGCTGAAGTACCTTTGCACGACGGAAAGAAAATCATCCGCCTTGCGAAGTTCGCGTCTATGGGTTCAGCACTCTGCTTTCCCATGGAGTCACTGGTTTTTATGACAGTGATATTCCTAGGGATTGAAGATGTGCTAAGTAGGCCACTGACCCGAGACGACGTTAAGTCGTTTAGGGGCCAGGTGCGCGTGTACGGGGATGATACCATTGTCCCCGTGCGCTTCGTGCGCTCTGTCGTTAGCAGACTCGAGACTTTTGGGTTTCGAGTGAATGCTAGCAAGTCTTTCTGGTCTGGTTATTTCAGAGAGTCTTGCGGAAAGGATTACTACCAAGGGCACGACGTTTCCGTCGTACGCGTGCGGCAGTTGATCCCAACGCGACAGGATAACGCTAAGGAGATCATCTCTGTGGTATCACTCCGCAACCAACTCTACAAGAGAGGGCTGTGGAAAACCACGAGATACCTTGACAACATCGTTGAGCGGCTTATGCCGTTTCCTGCTGTTGGCGAGGATTCTCCATTGCTGGGCAAACACTCATTTCTGGGTCATGAGACTCAGAGGTGGTGCCCCGACCTCCAAATCCCTCTTGTCAAGGGTATGAAGGTCGTCAGCAAACTCCCGGTTGATCGCCTGGAGGGTGCTGGTGCCTTGCTTAAGTTTTTCCTTAAACGCGGCGAAGAGCCATTCGCTGACAGGAATCATCTAGAGCGTTATGGACGCCCTGAGTCCGTCGACATCAAGCTCAGGTGGGCGTCCGC